GGTAGGTGGACGACGACACCGCCCTCGTACTGCTCGAATTCATCCATGGGTTTAGTGTATCTAATTTTGGTAGCGTAGGGTTACTGCTAAATGTTGGTAACTCGAAGCGCAACCAACACTTAGCAGTAACCTTACGCTACCAAAATTAGATACACTAAACCCATGGATGAATTTGAACAATTCGAGGGTGGTGTCGCCGTCCACCTACCTGACGGGTCAACCCGCAACATTGCCACACCAGACGGTTTCACCGACACCGCGTTTCGCGGGACGCTCGCAGCGTTCCACACAGCCTACCTACGCAACGGTGTGATCCCTTCTGTCGGGGATGTGCATGAGCTGTGGCCGAAGCTGCCGAAGAAAACAATAAGCGGCGTAATGAGTACGCTAGAATTTCGAGAGGCTATACAACACAGAGGAATCCAATGGGACGCCAAAGACGGCCTCTCCATGGAACAACAAACCGTACTCCTTAAACTATCCGACCCATTCGACAGACGCGGCCTCGCATCCAAACTCAAAGACCTTACCGTCCCCATGGCACGATTCCAAGCCTGGCTCAAACAACCCCTCTTCAACAACCTCTACAACCAACACACCAAAGCCAACTACGAAGAAGCCCTCCCAGCGATCCGACAAAGACTCATCGGAAACGCAGAAGCCGGAGACCAACGAGCCATCGAACTCGTATTCGCCATGACCGGAGAATGGAACCCCAACCAACAACACCTCGAAGACGCCCGCACTATTGTTTTGAAAGTAGTAGAGGCTATAATAAAACATGTCAAGGACGTGAAGACGCGAGAAGCAATCCTATCGGACGTTTCAATGTATGCTGGTACTCTGGCGAGTATGAACCAGCAAAAGACCTTGGAGTAATACATGGCAACCAACACCACCAAACTCGGGCTAATCAAGCCGGATCTTACCGACGTTGTTGACGTAGGCAACCTCAACGACAACGCAGACGATATTGACGCTGCTGTCGGGTTTACTCTTTGTACTTCGGCAACCCTCCCGGCTACGCCCTGGGCTGGGCAAACAATTTTTGAGACGGATACGACAAGTAGTTTTGTGTGGGATGGTTCCGCATGGCAATCTGCTGGCGGCGGTTCGGGTTCGATTACTGTTTCCGCTACAGCACCTGTGAGTCCTCCTCCAGCTAACGGGGATTTGTGGTGGGATTCTGATAACGGAAACATGTACATCTATTACGATGATGGAGATAGCCAGCAGTGGGTTGCGGCTAATGGTCCTCAAGTGTTTGTTGGTGCGGCGGCTCCTGCTGGGTATCAGGGTCAGATGTGGTTTGATTCGTCTACTGGCAAAATGTATGTTTTTTATGATGATGGGACTTCTTCGCAGTGGGTTTCTGCTATTGGTGGTTCTTTGGCGGGGAGTGTGTTGCAGGTTGTGTCTACAACTAAGACAGACACGTTTTCGACTACTAGCGGGACTTATGCCCAAGTGACTGACTTGGTTGTGAATATAACACCTAGCTCAACAAGCAGTAAATTTTTGGTTATGGCCTCAGTGCCTAACTCCAGCGCTGGTGGCAGTTCGGGACAGCAGGCGATGCTGGCTGTTTATCGAGATTCTACTAATTTAATTGTTCCTGATTCTCCAGGTAGTCGCGCCCCCGCTTATGGCACTTTTGTGCGATTCGGAGATGTGGAACTCGAACCAGGTAGCTTTACTATTTTAGATTCTCCAGCTACGACTTCCACGCTTTCTTATTCGGTTTATTTTAAGTCCGGTGGTAGCACCGCTTACATTAATAGAAGCTCGGCAGATACTAATTCAAGCTCTTACCCTAGAGGTGTTGCGACTATTACAGTTATGGAGGTTGCAGGCTAATGGATATTACACAAGTACTCACCCGCCGCTACGCAGGCGCAGAATGGACCCTCAACGGAGACAACTACACCGGACTCACCTGGCTATCTGACACACCCAAACCTAAGAAGGCAGAACTAGAAGCACTGTGGGATGACGTACAAGCAGAAATCGCTGACGAAGCACAAGCCAAGATCGATGCTAAAGCTTCTGCGGTGGCTAAGTTGCAGGCTTTGGGTTTGACGGTTGATGAGGTGCAGGTTGCTTTTGGGTTGGGGGCGTAATGACTGATATTGATTTTCCTGATAGTCCTACTGATGGGCAGTCTTTTGGTGCGTGGGCGTGGACGGCTGCCCGGTCTGTGTGGGATTGGAATGTTGTTGAGCTAATAAATATCCAGTACTTGGTTATTGCTGGCGGTGCTGGTGGTTCGTCAGGTGGTGGGGGTGCCGGTGGTTATCGTTCTAATGTTTCCGGTGAGTCGAGTGGTGGTGGCGCTTCCGCTGAGCCAGCCCTGAGTTTGCCTGTTGGCACTTACACGGTCACGATTGGCGCTGGTGGTGTTGGCGGCTCTGCAGATGTCGCTGGTGGGATTGTTGCCACGAGTGGTTCTTCGAGTCAATGTTCGGTGACTTCCATTGGTGGTGGTATCGGCTCAAGGGCTGGGGGTGGACCTTTCGCTGGGGTAGGTGGTTCTGGTGGTGGCGCTGCGGCTTCAACGAGTAACGAAAGCGGTGCGGCTGGTACAAGCGGTCAAGGTTACGCTGGTGGTGCGGCAAATGTTAACGGTGCGCCTTATTCGACTGGTGGTGGTGGTGGTGCTGGCGCTGTTGGTGAAACGCCAGTCACGGCTAAAGGCGGTAACGGTGGCGCTGGTGTCACTTCGTCCATTACGGGTTCGGCTGTAGGTCGCGCTGGCGGTGGTGGCGGTGGTGGTTATGTCAGCCCCGCTGTTGGTGGTACGGCTAGTGACGGTGGTGGGGGTGGTGGCACGGGGAATGGTACCGCTGGAACTGTTAACACTGGCGGTGGTGGCGGTGGTGGGCGTAGCGGTAATACAGGCGGTGCTGGCGGTTCCGGTGTTGTCATACTCAAATATCCAGTCGCACGCAGCATTACGGCTGGTGTTGGTCTAACATCATCAACCACTACATCGGGTGACTTCAAAATAACCACGTTCACTGCTGGTACAGACACCATAACTTTCGCATAGGAGACATAACATGCCATTAGATTTTCCTGCTGCCCCCACTGATGGGGATATTTATAACCGGTATAAGTGGAATTCTACTGATACGGTATGGAATTTGAATTTGCCTGAGTATGTTCCGGTTTATTCTTTTGAGTATTTGGTTGTTGCTGGCGGTGGCGGGGGCTTGGGGTTTAGCCGTACTGACCGTGGTGCGGGTGGCGGCGGTGCAGGTGGCTACCGTTCAAGTGTCACTGGCGAGTCGTCTGGTGGTGGCGCTTCGGCTGAAACCGCATTGAGTTTATCGGCTGGTACTTATACGGTTACGGTTGGTGCTGGTGGTGCGGGCACTAGCGGTACTGGAGCTTCGGGGGTCAACGGCGCTGACAGTGTTTTTGGTTCTGTAACCTCTTTGGGTGGCGGTGCCTCAGAGTATCCGGACGGGCTGTCAGGTGGGTCAGGTGGTGGTGCAAACCACGCAGGCTCGGGCGGGGCAGGAACTTCGGGGCAGGGTTACGGTGCCGGTGACGGTTACGCCTCAGTTCCCTACAACGGGACGGGTGGTGGTGGTGCGGGTGCCGCATCAGCTAACGCAACATCCTCAACGGCAACGGATGGTGGTGTTGGCGTTCAATCTTCTATCACGGGCTCGGCAACGTATCGCGCTGGTGGCGGTGGCGGTTACGGCGGTTCGGGTGTTGCGTATGGTGGGCTTGGCGGTGGCGCGGATTCGTCTGCTTCTGCGGCCAACGACGGAACGGTAAACACGGGCGGCGGTGGCGGGGCTTCTGGCGGCTCGGCTGGTGGTGCTGGCGGTTCAGGTGTTGTCATCCTCAAATACCCTGCAGCAGCATCTCTCGACATTGGTGCAGGCTTAACCTCATCCACAACAACTTCTGGCGCATACAAAATAACCACATTCACCGCCGGTACCGATACAATTACAGTGATTTAGGAGAAACACAATGGCACACTACGCCTTCATTAACAGCAACAACATAGTCACCCAGGTAATTGTCGGACGCGACGAAGACGAAATCGTTGACGGTATTACCGACTGGGAAACCTACTACGGTGAACAAGTAGGCGAACGTTGCCTACGCACCTCATACAACACAGCAGGCAACCAACACACCAGTGGTGGAACACCCTACCGTGGAAACTATGCAGGTATCGGCTTCAAATACGACGAAGAAAACGATGTATTCGTAGCCCCACAACCATTCCCCTCATGGACCCTCAACGACTCCTACCTATGGGAAGCACCTGTCGCCTACCCAGAAGACGGTGAACAATACGTTTGGAACGAAAACCGTAAAGAGTGGGAAGCAGTTGTAATCGATGAAACTCTCTAACCCAGCCCCAAACCGCTTCATCACCTCACCCTACGGGCCAAGACGACACCCCATCACAGGACAACTCGCCAAAATGCACCACGGTGTCGACTTCGGTGGAACCTTTGATGTACTAGCCGCGGGCGACGGAATCGTTCACCACATCGGTTGGTCACCCCGAGGTGGCGGTCACGTTGTCATCATCAAACACGCACCCACCGTATACACCGTGTACTACCACGGCAAAGAACGCACCCTATACAACAAAAATGACCGTATTCGCCAAGGCGACAAAATATATCTATCTGGAGACACAGGTGCCTCCAACGGAAACCACTTACATTTCGAGCTAAGAAAATCACCAAAATGGGGCGACACTCAAGATCCCATGGCTTTTATCGGGCGTGAAGTAAGTGTCACACCTAAACCTGGGCCATTAAAAGTTGATGGTCGTATGGGTAAAAACACGTGGGCTGTGTGGCAGGAAGCGTTGAAACGTGACTGGGGTTACGAAGGCATTGTTGACGGTAAACCCGGTAAATTAACTTATCTTGCTATTCAACGATCTGTAAACGCAGCGTTGGATGGTATTATTGGTCCTCAGACGCGGAAACGTGTACAGAAGCGTTTGAAGGATAACAACTTTTATCTTGGCCCGTTGGACGGTGTTTGGGGTAAAGGAACATACACGGCTCTGCAAAGAGCTTTGAATCAGAACAATTACTAGGAGTTATTATGGTTGATTATTTAAAGTATTCGTTAGAACGTGCAGTGAAGACCATTGCTCAGACCGCTGTGTCGGTTCTTTTGGCTTCCGAGGTGGCTGGTCTTATTGAGGTTTCGTGGCTTGATTTGGCTTCAGTGTCTGGTCTTGCTGGTGTTATTTCTTTGTTGACTTCGATTGCTAACTATAAGAAAGCTGCGGACGGTAAATAACTCGTCTAATGAAAAAGCCCCCATTTAGGGGGCTTTTTCTATTGGCAGCTATCGCAAAGTAATGCTTCTGCTGGATCCATCGGACACGCATAGCCGTCGATTACATCAATTTCGCTCATATTTTTCCTTTTATACGCTAAGCTATCCCTGACGAAAAGGACGCTTTCATGAAGATACTTTTATTAGACCTTGAAACATCACCAAACATGGCTTATGTGTGGGGTCTATGGAATCAAAACATTTCTATAGGTCAAATGATTAGTTCCACTGAAGTTATCTGTTTTGGTGCTCGTTGGTACGGGCAACGTAAAGTACACTTTAGCTCAGTTCACCATGATGGCAAAACTGACATGCTTAAAGCTATACATGAGCTTTTAGATGAGGCTGATGCGGTGGTTGGTTGGAACAGTGCGGGCTTTGATGTGAAGCATTTGTACCGTGAATTTATTGAAAATGACATGCTTCCGCCGTCTCCGCATAAGGAGATTGATTTGATGCGTGTCGCTAAGCAGCGGTTTCGTTTTCCTTCTAACAAGTTGGATTATGTTGCCCAAAAGTTGGGTATGGGTGCGAAGGTTAAGCACAGCGGGTTTGAGTTGTGGATTAAATGTCTTGCGGGTGAGGATAAAGCTTGGCGTGAGATGAAGAAATACCAGATTCAGGATGTGAACCTTCTTGTCGGCTTGTACGAAAAGTTTTTGCCTTGGGTTAAGAATCACCCAAACCGGGCCATTATTGATGGTAAACCTGAGGGGTGTGTCGCTTGCGGTTCTGAGCATTTACAGTCGAGGGGTACAGAGACGACAGGTTCGGGTATGTTCCGTAGGTTCCAGTGTCAAGATTGTGGCAAATGGCAGCGTGGTTCTAAAAGTGAGGCTACTAGTACAATGAGAGCTATTTAGGAGATAACTATGGCTATGTTGTCGGAGAATGAGTCTGGATCTTTTGGGGCTGACGAGAACCCGAAACCTCCTGCCCAAGCTGTGGAGGATTTTCATACAAATAGTGATGTGGATGCTCGTGCTGAAGCGCAGCATCACACTTTGGGTCCTAACCCTAACCAGGCTTCTCCCGGCGATCATACGCATGATGGTGGTGACTCTGCTTTTATTCTTGAAGGGGAGGTTATTAGTGGTTCTAGGGCTTCGGATGCGTGGCGTTTGTCGGTTAATGCTATTCTTGTTCGTCTTGGGGCCACGGATAACTCTACGGCCTGATGCCCGCTAAACAACGACAGCCTTCAGCGGCGGAGCTTTTGCAGCTTGCCGTTGCTGAGCTTGACCAGAGTATTCATCAGCCGAATATCCTTAATTATGGGGAGAAGGATTATCCGGAGCAGTTGCGGTTTCATAAATCTAATCAAAGAGGGCGTTTTATTTCTGGAGGTAACCGTGGAGGAAAAACCGACGCTGAAGTCGTTGAGTCTGTATGGTGGGCTACAAATAGCCATCCATTTCTTAAACGCCCACCTTCATGGGGGTCTGGACCTATCCAGCTTAGGTTTGTTGTTGTAGACGTTGCTAAGGGTATTGAGCAGATTATTTTGCCTAAAATGAAGAGGTGGATACCACGCTCATATCTGAAGGATGGTGATTGGTCTAAGAGTTGGGATGCAACCAACTACATTCTGACGTTCGATAACGGGTCAACGATTGATTTTGTTACCTGGGGTATGGACATGATGAAATTGGGTGGGGTTCCTCGTCACGGGATTTTCTTTGATGAGGAACCTCCTCAGAACATTTTTAATGAGTCGATGATGCGTCTGATTGACTACAACGGTTTTTGGGTGATTGCGGCTACCCCAACTAAGGGTATGGGTTGGACGTTTGATTTGTTGTGGGAGCCTGCTCAGGAGGGCAAGGTTGATTGGATTGACACGTTTACCCTGTCGGCTGAGCAAAACCCGTACATTCAGGCGGATTCGGCTGACATGGATTTTTATATGGTGGGCATGAATAAGGAAGAGAGGGATATTCGTGAAAAAGGTAGCTTTGTTGCTCGCAGTGGTTTGGTGTTTCCTGATTTTAATCAAAATCTTGAACAGTATCTTGTAGATTTTGGTCCGGGGGACATCCCGAAAGGTTGGGCTATTTATGCATCTGTCGATCATGGGTTGAATAACCCTACGGCGTGGTTGTGGCATGCAGTGTCACCTAGTGGGGATATTGTGACTTTTGCGGAGCATTACCAGTCAAACATGATTGTGTCGGAGCATGCGCAGCTTGTGAAGCAACGGGAGTTGTCCTGGGGCCGTAAACCTGACTCTATAGAGCGTATGGGCGACCCTGCGATGCGACAACGGTCTGGGATAACCGGAACATCCATTATTCAGGAATATGCCCTCCACGGGGTGTACGTGAACGTTGAGGGCATACCCCACGATGTGATGGTTGGTATTGAAAAAATGCAAGCCTATTTCAGATTGCGTGACGACACCCGTTGGGGCAAAAATCGGCCTAAGTGGGTTATTTCTCGTAACTGCGCCAACTTTATTCGTGAGATGAAGAAACTACGTTGGGGTTCTTACAGTTCCGACAAGATGGCATATGAGATGAATAAGCAAGAAGTTGTCCACAAAAAAGACGACCACGCTTTCGACAGTGCCCGCTATTTTGCTACAACTCGACCAGATTTGAAACCTTTTGTTGAGGCAAAAGGTGACGAAGACCCTCCGACTACGCTAAGATACGAGGACTTGCTTTTAAAAATGCGAGAAGACCCCAACGTCGAATTCGCAGAAGACAAAGCAGACAGTAACGGAACTACCGTTATTGCAGGATATGGAGATTACTACTAATGAGCAGATTCTTCCTGACCGACGCCCCCGCACTACAGCCAGGCGTCTGCTGGATCACTAAAACAGGTAAAGGACCATTCGTAGACACAGGAATTGACCTGTCTAAGAATGTTGTAGACCGTGGACGCATGTATCTGTCGGTAGACGTAATTAGAGAAATGGCTCAGTTGGCTGGGCTATTTGACGAAAAGACACCCGTTTCTGTTGAACTACACGAAAAAGAAATATACGACAGAGGCTACAACGACGCAATTAAGGAGATTAACTCGGATGCTATCAACCATTTTGTTAGCCACGTTAGTAGGAACACTGTTGGCGCTGCTGGTGTTGCAGCACTGGTGGAACCAGCAAGCACTCACACAGCTGCTGGAGCAGCAATCGCAGGTGTTGAAGACGCAACAGCAGGAACACCAGAAGTCGATAAAGACATTGACGGAGTTGAACGCAAAAGCGCAAGCACTGGTGGCGTCAAGCGACCCGCTAGTGTATCAACAAATTCAAGCGATGAATCAAACTTTAGATTATAGTGGTTACCAGGACTATGACCCTTCCGACGAGGCTGAATCTGAGAGAATTGCCACTAGGAACCCCAACCTTGCAGCAGGAGACGATTTAGATGGCCGAGATGCCCGACAGTTATTCGCAGAACTCACCGGGGTTGACCCAGAATTCTACGGTAATTAAATTACCTGAAGACGGGTTAAACATTGAGAAATATCGTGAAAGCGAGGAAGCACGCAAGCTAGTTGCTTGGGTACAGTCTGAATGGACCAAAGCTAAAACTGCTCGTAGTCAAAAGCAGTTGCAGTGGTTCCATAACATGTCAATGTTTTACGGGCATCACTGGGTTGAGCAGACTCGTGGTAACTTTCCTTAAGATTATCGAGACAAACTGTTTACGCCCCGTAAACCGTATTATCACCAACGCAAAACCATTAACCGTATTCGGTCTTATGTGCGGTGGGAAATGTCGAAAATGCTTTCGTCGTTCCCCACCGCTCAGGCCATCCCCGCTTCCAGTGAGGACCAGGACCAACGAGCTGCTTTTGCTGCGGAACAAGCATGGACTTCAATTAGTGATGCTAAAAAGTTGCGTCAGCATCTGTCGCGTACTACCTGGTGGACGATTGTTACCGGCAACGGGTTTCTTAAAACCCATTGGGATGATACTTGTGTTGATAAAGTCTCTGGACAAAAAGGTGACATCAAATATGGTCACGTGACACCTTTTCACCTTTTCGTTCCCGACATCCGCGAACAGGACATTGAAGATCAGCCGTTTGTTATTAACGCTTACACGAAACCTGTCGCATGGGCGCAGTATTACTTTGCTAAAGAACTTGGTGATATTGAGTTGACTCCCAGTGTTTCAAGCGCCAACCAGATTCTTGACGAAGCTTACCTAAACTTGGGGCACAGTAAAGCGCCGGACAGCGTTATTGTGTACGAAACTTGGGTTAAACCAGGTGCTACCAAAATGATGCCGCAGGGTGGTGTCATTATTAGCATTGATGACATTCTTATCAACGTGTACCGTGACGGATTCCCTTACGGTCACGGAATGTACCCCTTCACCAAGTTTGAGCACATCCCCACCGCCACGTTCTACGCGGATAGCCCCATTGTGGACCTGTCGCAACTGCAAAAAGAATACAACGGGTTGCGTTCAGAGATTGCTGAAGCTGGTCGCCGTATGGCTAAACCTCAACTGATTGCCCCAATGGGTTCTATTGTTCCATCTAAGCTGACGAACGAACCCGGTTTGGTCATCCAGTACAAGCCAGGTATGGCACCGCCTCAACCGTTGCCCTTGTCGCCACTGCCCCAGTATTACTTGGACCAGCAGGACCGTGTGTTGAATGACTGGATTGATATTTCTGGGGAACGTGAAGTGTCTCGCGGATCCACGCCTCCTGGAGTTACTTCGGGTACAGCTATCTCGTATTTGCAGGAAGCATCCAACCAATACTTGACTCCTCAGTTCCAAAGCATTGAGGCTGGTGTGGAAAAGATTGCTACACAAACTATCGAATTGTTTGTGCAGTATGTTGACTTGCCCCGCAAGATTCGTACTATTGGTGCCGATGGTGCTTTCGACACAATGCTTTTGAAGGGTGCCGATGTTGCTTCGGGTACTGACATTCGCATCGAACCTGGTTCGTCTTACGCAAAATCTAAGGCCGCTCAGGAAGCCCGTGTAATGGACATGTTCTCTGTCGGTATCATTGACCAGCCAGCTGCGGCTCGTATGCTGGAAATTGGTGGCGTGCAAAAGATTATGGACACTTTGAATGTTGCGGAACGTAAAGCTCAGCGTGAAAACATTAAGATGAAGATGCTGACTGTAGAAGATATTGACACGGCTCGTATGGAAGCAATGGATCAGATTATGACCCAGCTACCTCCGGAGGCTATGCAGAACGAGCAGATTATGCAGGAAATTCAGAACATGCCAGCTCCGCTCATTGTCTCTGTCGATGATTTTGACGTTCACGAAGTACATGTGGAAACTCACAACAAGTTCCGCATGTCACAAGAATACGAAATTCTCCCTGATGAAATTAAAGCTCAGTTTGAAGAACACGTTGCTGCCCACGAACAAGCTATTCAACAAAAACAGTTACAACAGTTCTTACAAATGATCCCCGGTGACGGCACAGAAGCTGGTGGTCCTCCTATGGGCGGGGACAGCATGGAGGTGCCTATCGGTGGTCCTGAAATGGGCCCAGGTGCTATGATGGCTCCTAATGGGGCTGTACCCGACATGGCCCCTGATCAAGGAGCATAACCATGGCAGATTTCGATGTAGTGGCGGATTCCACTCCTCAGATGGAGTACCGCCCGACAAGGAACTATGGACGTAAAACTATCGCTCAGCTGAAGGCGGAAATTCAAGCTATCGATGCTACTACATACACAGACGCTGAGGTCCTGAAAATGACCTACAACGATTTGACGTATGCAATTCACGCACTTTCCTAATAAGTGTGTGATTTACAACTAAATACAGTAAACTAAAATCCAAATGCTAGGGCCTCATTGGGAGGTACGGCGAATAAGGAGAACACGATGGACGAAACTACAGGTACAGAGATTGGCACAGAACCGGAAGTGTCGGAATCTTCAGGGCCGGTAGAGGTAACAACTGAGCAGCAACCAACCGAGGAATCGGGGGGGAATCCTGCTTGGGATTCATTGCGTTCAAAACTCGACCCTGTTAGCTTTCATAGTATTCAGGAAGACCTTAAGAACTTCGACAAAAATGCGGAATCCCGTATTTCTTCGTTGAACCAGCAACTCAAAGAGTACAACGAGTTGGGCTCACCGGAGCAGTTGCAGAATTATGCAACTATTGCTCAAAGGCTCGATACGGAACCTGAAATTATCTATAATGCTTTAGGTGAATTCCTGAAGCAGAATGGTCGGATGCCGGAAACTGAAGCAGAACTTCAGGATGCGGTAGACGAAGAGGAAGCTTTCGGGACTGAGGAAGCACCCGTTGATCCACGTCTTGCACAGCTTGAGCAACAGCAACAGCAAATGCAGGAGTTTCTTGCCCAGCAAGAACAGGTACGTGTTCAGCAGGAAGCTGACTCAGCTCTTGAACAGGAAATTGGCGAACTCAAGAAAGCACATCCAGACTTTACCGAGGATGATGTGCGGGAAGTTTTGATGCGGGCGGCGTTTCAACTTCAGAGCAGCGGCAAGGCAGGAAAACTGTCTGATGTTGCTCAAGAGTATGTCGACAAAACAGTAAACCGTATCCGCGCAGTACCGCGCCCAGGAGATTCCGCCCCAAGATTGCTTCCCACTTCGGGAGGCGTTCCCGCCGGACAGCAGGCAACACCCCTTGGAAAGATGTCGAGAAACGATGTGCAAAGTCTCATCGCCTCGTCACTTGAACAAGGTCGGTAGTTTAAAGGCTTAATCTCCTTTCAATAACGAAAGGAAACACAATGGCTGCAACACTCGCAACTATTGATTCATATCTCAAGGAGGTGTACCAGGGACGCATCCGCGAGCAGCTTAACGACGAAATCGTTGCGCTGAAGCGTATTACTCGCAGTGGCTCTGGTGTCACCAACGAAGTTGGCGGAAAGTACGTCACCTTCCCAATTCACACCCGCCGTAACAGTGGTATCGGTTCTCGTTTCGAGTCCGAAGCACTGCCTACGCCTGGTCAGCAGGGTCACGCCGCTGCCCGTGTGGGTCTGAAGTACGCATACGGTGGAGTTCAGCTCACCGGACAGGCAATCAGCCTTTCTGATTCCGACGCTAAGGCTTTTGCCAAGGCTTTGGACAACGAGGTTGAGGGTCTGAAGAACGACCTCAAGAAAGACATGAACCGTCAGGTGTACGGCTCGGGTAACGGTGCCATTGGTGTCGCTACTGGTGCTAACACTGGTGCTGTCGTTCCTGTCGCAGATGCACGTCTGTTCCAGGTTGGTATGGTCGTTGACACTCAGACGGGTACCACTGTTGACAACACCGGACTGGTTGTTGCTTCGGTGAGCCTCGCTACTGGCGCAAACACCGTTACGTTCACGACCACCCCAGGTACCGCACTTGCCTCTGCTGACATCATTGTCCGCAAGGGTTCTGGTGTTGCTGCTGCTGGTAACCGTGAACTCACTGGTCTCGCTGCAATTATCAGCGCTTCTGGCACCCTTTACAACATCGATCCTTCGGCGGAGCCTGAGTGGAAAGCTAACGTTGATTCCAACGGTGGCACCAACCGCGCACTGTCGGAAGCTTTGATGATTCAGATGACTGATGACATCCGCACCAAGGGTGGCTCCACGTCTCTGATTCTTCAGAGTCTCGGTGTTCGTCGTGCGTACTTCAACCTGTTGTCGCAGTTGCGTCAGACCGTTAACACCCAGGAATTTACTGGTGGTTTCTCTGGTCTTGCGTTCACCACTGACCGTGGCGAAATCCCTGTGGTTGCAGATGTTGACGCACCGCTGAACAAGCAGTGGTACATCAACGAAGACGCTCTCACGTATTACCGTGACGAGGACTGGCACTTCATTGACCGTGATGGGTCGATGTGGAAGCAGGTTCGTGACTCCAACGGTGACTACGACGCATACTACGCTCGCATGGTTGAATACCACGAGCTTGGTACTGACCGTCGTAACACTCACGGTTTGGTGTCTGACATCACCGAGGCCTAAACAGTCTCGCCATAATAATGGCCCGGCCCCTATAATGGGGTCGGGCCATTATTTTTTTGGAGAAAATTATGCAATTTGAAGAAGAGTTTTATCAAAACGCTTTGGACGCGGAGGCTGGTCGTTCTCTTGCGGATTACAAGCACGAGTTTTTTCGCCGCAACATAAACGGTTACGAGGTTGTCCGGTTTAGTACAGACACGAATGGTGCAAATGATCCTGGTGAGTTGGGTTGGGATACCGAGTTTGAAACTTTGTCAATTGTTTTGGATGATGCTGTTACGTTGCAAGTGGGCCAAGAGCATTTAATTCGTGTAAAGAACGCTTCTGGGTCTGTCGCTATTCCTAAGGGTCGGGCTGTAATATTTGCGGGCGCTACGGGGGACACTGTTACTGTTTCTCCTGCGGTGTCGGATGGTTCTGTAAACCACGAGTATTTGATTGGTATTACGGCAGAAGAAATCCCCTCTGACGGGTTTGGTTTTACAACCCAGTATGGTTTTGTGAGTCAGATTAAGACTAATTATGCTGGCTGGGCTTTGGGTACTTTGTTGTATGTGGACCCTGCAAATCCTGGTCAATTAACTCATGTGGAGCCGACAGCTCCTGCGTGGCGTAAACCGATTGCGGCTGTGACTCGTTTGCAGGCTAATTCTGGGCGCATTTTGGTGCGTACTGCTACTGGTGAAACTTTAAACGAGTTACATAACATTGATATAACGACACCTCTTGCGGGTCAGGTTTTGAAATATAACGCTGTGTCTGGGGTGTGGGAGAATGGTTCTGCGGCTGTTGAGGGTCCTGTGACATGGGGACAACTAGCGGGCGTATAAGCTAAACTAACAAATATGGAAACTTTTCTAGGACAATCAGCAAACGTATTCAACTCCGACCTTGGCGAGTTCGTCAATGACGATCATGTGCATTTCGCACAAGTTTTGCAGGATTTGAAACCAACTTATTCGTTGGTTTATATCCCGCAAAAAGATAGAACTACTCCTGAGGAGAAACAAAAACCTTGGGCTATTTTGGATAAGCCGGATAACATGCCCGAGTATATTGTGCGTTATATGTCGGAAGCTGACATGAAAGAACCCCACAAAGTCCTGGCATGGCTTTTCGATGGCGATGTTGTACGTCACGGTGCAGATAACGTTTTGAAACGTATTGAGGCTGAAGAAAATGCTAAAAAACTATTAGACTATAAGAGACAAGAGGACGATTTAGAGGATAGACTCGACCATATAGAATTTCTTGCGAGCGGGGGACGGAACAAGCTCCACACGGTTACCCACAACGGGAGAAAGTTTGAGCGATGAGTTATAGTTCCCCCACTAAAACTGTAGGTGACGTATACAACGTTGTTAAACGTATTTTCGGTGACGAATCTGGCGTCCAATTAACTAACGCTGATATTGTGCGTTGGATTAACGAAGCACAAGTTGACATTTCTAAACAAAACCAAGTTTTGCAGACGACAGCTACGGTGGCTGTTACTTCCGGTACCGCAACTTACGCCCTGACTTCTGTTACCCCCAAAATCGATTCTATTGCTTCTCTTCTGCTCGATGGTCGCCGGGTAGGAAATATCCCCATTTCGCAAGCTGAAGAAAGCATCTCACTTGCAGATCCTTTAGGTACCGAGACAGGCTCCCCACAGTTCTGGTATGCGTGGGGTGGGGACATCACATTCTGGCCTGTACCCAACAAAGACTACACAATGCTCATCCGTTACATTGCGCAACCAGCAGATGTCACCGCTACCACCACAGATGTTCTGTCGTTGCCTGACGAAACCTTCACAGACATTGTGAACTTTGTGCTAATGAAAGCCTACGAAATGGACGAAAACCCTCAAATGATGGCTGTGAAACAAGCCGAATACAGCGCCAGTGTTGCAGAACGTGGCGAAACAGAACGACTTGCTGCCACCATGACATACGAAACAAACATCACATTCGAGCTTAACTAGGAGCCACTATGCCAGGTGAGCTGATACAGGTAGGCCCATTCGTTGGAGGGCTCAACACATTCAGTGACCCAACCGCCATCGCAGACAACGAACTAACAGTATGCGAAAACTTTGAACTAGACCTTGACGGGTCCCTAAAATCACGCCCACCCATCGAAGATTTAGGCATCGATTTTCCACTTGGGACCACAGGGGACATGGAGTTCTTGGGGATTTTTCAGGTGTCCGAAACTGTGTCGTATTTGTTAGCCAGCGACAATGATTCTAAAACATATTATTTTAATGGTACTGCTTGGGTTTTGATTACAAATACTATTGCGGCTGCCGGATTTGTACAATTTGATGATAAGGCTTGGTTGACCGCCCATGTTGGTTCGGCTAACCCTGGCGGGTATTGGACGCCTTCTGGTGGTTTTGTTGCCGACAGTAACATGCCGGAGGGCGATGTTATTGTGTCGTTTAAAGGTAGGTTGTGGGTTGCCGAGGGTAAAGACAGCACAAACCAGGGTACAAGACTGTACCGTTCCCGCACTGTAGCTGACCCTACGCTGTGGCAAGTAACTAACGACTTTGTTGATATTGGTACTGGTGACG